CGCTCCGCTTCGGCGCGGTCACGGACCACATGCCGTTCCCGTCCGCGTCGCGGGCAATGATGCCCTGCGCCGTCGCCTGCTGCATGACGCCCTGGACCTCAGAGAGGACCATCGCGATCCCCCGGTCGTCGTACGGGACCTTCGGCGACGTCGCGAGCAGCCGGAACACGCCTTCGGCAATCCGGGCCTTGACCCAGTCCTGCGACCGGATCACGTCAATGAACTCGCCCGAGAGAACGGTCCCTTCAGTCGTGTGGAGGATGCCGCCCTGGGAGATGACCACGTTGCCGTGCTTCTCCTTGATTGCGGCAATCTCCGTCGGGGTGTAGCCGGAGACCGAGATCCCGGACAGCGTCTTGAACTTCCAGGTGATCGAGCCGGGGAGCTCCGGAGCGCCCCGGCCGACCCAGGCTTCTGCAGGGTACTGGGTCGCTGCACTCTTGTGACAGAGGATGACCGCCCGGTCGGAGGCGAGCGTCGCGTCATCGAGCGTCTCGAACGCCGTGTTCGTCATGCTGCCGAAGTAGAGTTTGCCGTTCGCTGCCGCAAAGGCTGCAAGCGCGTCTACGTTCGCTGCCGTCTGGCTCTCCGAGAGGAGGAAGTACCAGTCGTTGTGCCCGGCCGCCATGAGCGCCGTCAGCGCCGTTGTGAGCGACTCCGGCGAGGTCATGTCGAGCCAGACGACCGCGATCTTCTCCGGGGCAGGGGTCTGCGCGAAGATCTTCTGCGCGATCTTGTAGACCTCGGTCCCTGCCGTGCCCGGGTCCTCCCCATCCGCCGGGACCAGGGCCGCAACCTCTGCGAGGGTGTTGCAGATACAGTACCCGAGGGTGTCGTAGGTCGTCGTGCCTTTCGCTCCCACGATGAGCGGGAGCCCGAACCCGGCCTGCGTGACCGGGGTCGTTTCGCGGGTGATTACCACCTGCACATCTTCGATTGTCATGAATCACTCCTGGTGGAGCCATACTCCACCATTTCGATGGTCTCAATGTCGATACTGATCTGACTGCAGACCCGAAGCCCCACGTCGAACCCGGCCCGGTACTCGGCTTCGGTCTCGTCGAGGATCAGAGACCGGTCCTGCACCGGCTCGATCCGCGCGACGACGATGCCCCGGGCCTGCAGCCCGTCGCGGCCATCCAGCGCGAACCATCGCCGCGCGTGCATGACCGCCTCATAGCACCCCTGCTGGGTGCCGGCGACGGCCGTGAGACTCCAGACGATCGTCGGGTACTCGGTGCGCTGTTTCCGGCTCCAGTTCTCCGGGGCGCCGGGCTCCTCCCCCTCCTCCGCCGGCGGGACCTTCACGACGTCCGAGTACTCGATGACCGGCGGAGCGGCCTGCGGGATGTAGGGTGAGGTGATGGTATAGGCGAGGAAGGGTTTCGCCGGCCGCGGGCTGTCGTCGTTCGGGACGACTGGCATCGTCAGGTACTGGTAGAGCCGCCCGACCAGCCAGTTGCGGAGCCCGATCACGTCGTACATCAGGCCCCGCCCTCCCCGATACGCCGGGCGAAGTAGACCCGGAACCCGCCGTTCGGGCACTGGATGTAGACCTTGACGTCCTGCCGGGTGTAGGTCCCGCCGACGTCGTACTTGAGGTCGGACTTCGAGAGTGGGAGGATGATCGCCTCGATCTCCGTCTCCGTCGGCTCACCGGGGACCCAGATGCCGCCCTGCTCCCAGTCGCGGTACCCTTCTCCCGGGACGCGGAACGTGTAGGTCCCGCCCCACATCGCGAAGACGGAATCCCAGACGAAGTGGCCGTCGTGCGGGAGGACTTCCTTGAGTTCGTAGTCCTGCCCGAACCAGGTCACCGTCGCGCCGATCATACCGGTACCACCTGCCAGGTAATCGAGTCCCGGAGTTGCCCGGTGTCGATCAGCGGGTTGCTGCTCCCCTTACGCTTGATGGTCGATTCGGCGAGTGGGGGGGTCTTGAGGTCGGTGAGGTACGCCTGGATCCGGGTGGCGACGAACCCTCCGATGGCGTTGAGGGCCTGCTGGCCCGTGATCTTGCCATCGAGGACCAGACCGAGCAAGTACTCCATCTTCCCCTGGATCTCGTCGGCGTTGGCATCGAACCCTGCACGGAGATACGACCGCTCGGGGATGATGATCCACTTCGCGGACTCGTCGCGCTCTTTCGTCGACCCCCACGGCCCCTGAACGTGCGTGGTCTTGAACCGCTTGGGGATCTTCGCCCCGAACTCGTGCGCATACGCGATCACGAGCATCGTGGCGTCGTCGGTCCGTTCGGCGTCGGCGAAGATCCCGATATGCACCTGGTGCGTGGCGAGGTAGTTGAGTTCCCTCACCAGGTCAGGGATCCGGTTGAACTTCTCACCCGTCGTGGTCACCGGAAGGCCCTCCGATACTTCTGGATGATCCGCCGCATCGAGGTTGGTAACCCGTCGGTCGCAAACGATATCGAGAGGTCAGAGGCTGACTGGCTTGCGATGTTCGGATCCCGACCATGATGCTGCATCAGGTACGGGAGGAGGATGTATTCGATGTCCGGCGGGAGCCCGTCGGCAAACGAGCGGTTGCACTCCCCCTCGATCAGCACAATGTACGCCTGCCGTACCGGGTCCTCGTCAGCCATCCTCTACCTCCGCTTCTTCTGTCTGTTTTCCTTGAGCCGCCTATCCCTGGGGGGTCCGGGCTTCACCCGCCCCTTGGCCATCCGATCATGCCTCCGGGATCGCGATGACGAACACGGTGACTGCCCCGGCCGCTGCGGCACCCCCGGCGGTGATTGCGATCTGGAGCGCCTTGTTCGCTGCCAGGGTCCCGGCGCCCACCAGGACGTCGCCCGCCGTGCCGGCAGTGACGTCGAGGAGTGCCGTTGCGTCTTCGTCCTCGATCGAGAACTCCGCGCCGTCGGCGATCGTCTCGCCGACCAGGGCGACGACCAGGCAGGCCCGGGCAGCGTCGTCGGCAGTGAGCAGGGCGATCGGGGACCCTTCGGAGTCATGGGCGACGGTCTTCACGGCCCCGAGCCCGGCGCCGAGGGCCGACGCGAGCGACGCGGTATCCGCGAGTTTATCTGCCGTTACCGCGCCTGCAGCGATCTTGGCAGATGTTACAGCATCGGCTGCCAGTTTCTCACCGGTTACCGCGGCGTTTGCGATCTTGCTGGTAGTTACTGCCCCTGCAGCGATCTTGCTAACGGTCACCGCACCGTCGGCAACCGCGGCTGCCGGCTTCGAGTTCACGCCATCGTGGTCGTGACCAGCTGTCGGCGAGAACAGCTGCTCAAAAAACTCCCGCTGCGAGCGCGGGAAAGGAACTTTGTCTAACAGGCCCATACGGGTTTACCTCCTTGAGTATGGGCGGGGATATCCCCCGCCTGTAGTGGTCGTCTGTCTATGCTACGAGCGTGTCAGTGATGGTGTCCTCATCGACGTCCGAGCCGAGGATGGCATCCTGGTCGGTGCCGGCGAGCACGTCCCCGACGATGAACACGACCGTGTCCGCAGCGGCCCACTGGTCGCCGGCGGTGCCGTCGGTACCGTAGATGACGTCTATGGACCCCCGGCCGTTGACGAGCGAGATCTCGGTGTCGGCGCTCGGGTGCGCGAGGTCGCCGTCCTCAAACGTCGCGACGCCGTGGGTCGACGCCACAGTGGCGACGAGGTTGATGGCAAGGTCGCCGTCGAACCCGTCGAGGACGTGGCCGGCCCCGTCCACCAGGGCCACTTCCAGCGTCCACCGGAACTCCCCGGTAGACTCGATGGCCTCGTTGATGGCCGCTGCGCTGTGTCCCGGGGCCGCAGTCTGGATCTCAGCGGCGAGGACGTCCAGGATTGCTGCCCGTGCCAGATTCAGCACGGAATACAGCTTGTTCGGGACGTAGGTGTGCTGCTTGAAGGTGTCGAAGGTTGCGCTACGTTCTGCCATGCTTCGTCACCTCAGGCGATCCTGTGCGTGTACTTGACGATCCGCACGTTCTTCGGCTCGTAGACTCTCAGCCAGTTCGCGGGGTTCGCGAGTTCGGCGTTGGTCGGGCTGGACCCGGCGACCGCTGCATCGGTCCACCGGACCCCCCGCGGGTGCAGGAGGAAGTGCCGCCTGTTCACGAGGATGTCGTCGCCGGAGAGGGCGTCCCGGGTCGTCTCGGTCGGGACCGGGGCTCCGCCTTCACCGTAGCCGATCGCACCCTGCCCGAAGATGTACGTCGTATATACCCCATTCGCGACCGGGCACCCGTCATCGACGATGACACGCTTCCCCAGGTAGGTCGGGACCTCGGCGCTCACGGAACTGTCCTTGACGAAGTCGATCAGGTCCTGCCGTGCGAGGTCGGCCTCCACGGCCGAGTGCATCATGAACCCGGTCAGCTTGCTCTTCGCGTCGCCGAGGCACTGGATCGCGAGGATCGCGTTGTCGGCACTGATCCGGACGTCCGTGTCGTAGACGTTCGCCGCCATGCTCGGCGCTGCGAACACGCCCGCGAGGGTTGAGAGGAGCGTCGCCTGCATACGGCGAGCCCAGTACCCGGCGACCATCTGGCCGATCGTGGCCATCGGGTCGTCGCCACTGAGGGCCTTGGCGAGATCGTTCACGGACCAGGCTTTCCCACGCATGAGGAGCGCGGCGATGTCCTGACCGGAGGTGATCCGCTCGACGTCGAGCGCGGCAATGTCCGAGAGGACCTCGTCGTCGCCGTCCAGGTCGTTCCAGAACGGCATGTTGATGAGCCGCCCCCCTGATGCTGCGAGGCTGTTCAGTTCATCACTGGTCGCTACGATCCCGCTCTGGTAGAGCGCAGAGAGTTCTGCGGTCTGCTGGACCACATACGGGTTGAATACTTCCGGGACAATGACGTCCGCAATTCTCGTCTTCGGCATAGTTTCCTCACTTCACCCCTGCCTCGGCCTTGAGTCTGGCAGCGGAGTCAGGGTCCTTGCGAAGGAGTTCTCCCTGTTTTGTCAGGTTGAAGGTCTCCTTCTTCCATGGGTTCTCCTGCGCCTGCGGGGGCTTCCCGGTACCTTCCGGCATCCTTCCCTTCAGATCGACCCCGAACAGGAAGGGGTCGCTCTTCTTGAGCGCCGCGACCTGCTCGTCGAACCCGAGCAGATTCTCCCCGTCGAGTGAGATCTTCGACGCATCCAGCAGCGCCACCACCGCCTTGACATTCCGGGCGTCGGCTTTGGCAACCGCCCGCTCGACCGCGAAGGCGAACCGCTGATCCTTGAGCTGCTTCTCGTAGTCCTCCGTGGCCTGCTTGTTCTTGGCCTGGAGATCGGCGATCTGCGCTTTCAGGACCTCGTTGTCCTTTGCCCCGGTTTTCAGGCCCGCGAGCTGGGAGTCCCGCTCTTCGACCTGCTCTTTGTAGCGATTCCGCTCGGCAATCACTTCGTCGAGGCGGCGTTTCGGGACCATCGGATCGTTGGAGTCCACGACAGTGACCTCCGTGTCTCCGAGCTTTTCCTTGACCTGCTTGTAGAGGTCGTCCCCCAGTATGTCTTTCAGGGTTTTAGGCATCTGCTGGCTCCTTTCCGCTGTTTCGCTTTTTTACGTGGTCGCGCCCACGAAAACAGGCCCGATCACGCCTCGGGCATGGCGATACAGTAGAATAGGTTCCAGAATTGAAAAAGAGGGTTGATATAGACTATTTAGACTGTATAGACTGTTTAGACTACTTGCGCACCATCAATCGTCATCGAGATCATCTCGATCTCGGTGTTCCCTCCGCGAACGCTCTTCGCTGTGAAGATAGCATGCACATCGTATCCTCTCCCATCGGCCGTCCGGTATACCGTCCCCCCGATCCGGTAGACCCGGGTGTCATCGCCGATTTTCCCTGGAGTCCCGAACCGGAGGTCGTGGTCCTCGACATCCGGCAGGAGTTTGTACCCGATGTGCTGCTCGGCGTACTTGACTGTGTCCTCCTTCACCCACTGTTCTTCGGCATATGTCGACGTGCAGCCGGCGGCCATCGTGATTGCCAGCAGCAGGGGCAGTATGATCAATGCGGTCTTCTTCATGGCCCAACCTCAATGACCATTACGCACCGGCAGTTTATATCGTCTTCGGCCGTTCCTAGAGCCCCGGGATGCGGTCCGGTCCCGCCGGTGAGGTCGTTCACGAAATCCTCGTTGAAGGGGATGGCATTCCCCTTGCCGTACTTCCGGCCCATATGGCGATGCCCGGAGCGCACCCGCTCGTCGTCGCTGTCCTTCCACCACTTCCTGACCTCGATCCCCTGGTCGGCAGCACGATCAAGCGACGCCTTTTTCCCTGCCTCCATGCACCGGTGCCCCTCGGTCCGGACGATGCGGGTCGCCTTGCCGGCATCGATCTCCAGCGAGTTCTGGAGCCGGCCGGCGATGTCCCGGTAGCGGTCACCTCTGACCAGCCCCCGGGTCATCTCCTGCCGGATTGTGGTGATCGTCTCGTAGCGCCGCACCGCTAGCCGCTCGTTCAGGGTGAGCCCGCTGATGGGGTTCTGCAGGATCTCGCTGACGATCTCAGGTTTCAGAATCGCTCTGATCTTGCGGCCGGCAGCCACCTCCAGCGCCCCCCGGGAGCCCTCGAAGGAGGTAGTGACGGTCTTCCGGAGCCCGGTCCGGATCTCGCCCGCGACGAGCCCGGAGTACTTCCGGGTGATCTCCTCGATATCTGCGTTCAGGATGTCGATACGCCCATACCGCACCATCTGCGAGTAGGTCAGGGTCCCATCGGCGAGCGAGTAGCGATCGTACGTCCGCTGGAGGACCGCCCGGATCTCTCGGAGCATCTGCCCGTACTGCCGGCCGACATCCTGCTCGGCAACCCGGGTTAGTCTGCCCATCTGCTTGTCGAGCCTAAGAAACGCCTTTTCCATGGTCCTCGACCTTCACTGTGAACACTGTTGCAGAGACCTCGAATGAGGCATGACAGGCGCGACACTCACAGACGATCCCTGCGCCCTCGAGGGTCACCCCGTCGTCGGTGAGCGTTGAGTCTACCCAGTCATCGAGGAGCCAGAGCGCGGCGCTCCCGCACTCCGGGCAGACGATCTTCACGCACCCGCCTCCATCGCCCGACGGGTCAGCCAGGCATAGAACCGCTCATGCCAGAAGGGAACGTCAACCTCATCGCCGAACCAGCGCCACACTGCCCACAGGAGCCGCTGCCACGGGGTCTGCCAGGTGCCCGCGAGCGGGACCATATCATCGGCCGGCTGCCCGACCGCGTGCAGGACCTCATGCCAGATGCGCAGCACCAGGACGTTGTCGGAGTCGATCGGTCTGACCCGGACACTTGCCCGCATCGGGGCCGCGAGGCCCACCGCCCGTGCAGGGATCTCGTCGTCGAAGATGTAGACAGTGCCAGGACGGACCGGGAACGGGAAGCCCCGGTTGACCCCCTCGGTTTCGATAGTGACGTCCGGCGTCCCGGTGCAGGCTGAGAACTCGAACCAGGGAGGGATCCGGAGCAGGATGACCGGCAGGAGCCGGTCACGGAGGGCCTCGGTCTCAAACCAGAGGGTGAAGTGGGGCATGATTACTCTCCCGCTCCGGGCTGCTCGCCCTCACTCTCCTGCTCATCGCCCTCCTGCAGGTACCTGGAGAGGTCTACCTTGCTCTCCTGCTCGGACTGCAGCCGCGTCAGCTCGGCCTGCGCGTCCTCAACCCAGGGGTGGTGGGCGCCGATAGTCTCCTGCGAGA